AACACAATAGTACAGCAGAAAGAGCCAGCACTTTTTAAAGCTATTCGAGAGTCGCAATTGATTAGAGATAATATTCCGACTTTTTATGTATCTGCTGATGGAAGATGCTGCACTCATAGACTTGGAAATATTGATATTCCAGTCTGGTGCAAATCCGCCGAAGACGGATTTAAGTTGATGCAAATTATTGATAGCTTATAGCGTCATAACAGACATTAACCGGAATCAATTCAACTATACACACAATGCAATTATCAATCGCACAATCAGGCTGGTACGAAGGGTTAAAACCAAACCCGCGAATCACTGTGTCTGATTGGGCTGATGAAAAGCGGGTGTTGAATAAGCGGTCATCGTCTGAAGATGGCCAGTGGCGCACGTCTCGCACGCCTTTTTTGCGTGACCCGATGAATGATTTAAGTGAACACAGCCCGGTTCGAGAGGTTACGTTCATGAAGGGCGTGCAAATCGGTGGTACCGAGGCAGGTAATAACTGGATCGGTTATATCATCGACCAGGCACCGGGGCCATTCATGGTGATTCAGCCGACGGTTGATATGGGTAAACGGTGGAGCAGACAAAGACTGGCCCCGATGATTGAAGACATGGATTGCTTAAACACAAAAATAAAACCCGCCCGTGCTCGTGACAGTGGCAACACCACATTGTCGAAAGAGTTCGATGGCGGACTGGGTATTATCACTGGTGCAAACAGTGCCTCGGGTCTGCGCTCGATGCCGACTAAATACCTGATGAAAGATGAGCTCGATGCCTGGCCGGTGAACGTTGATGGCGAGGGTGATCCGTCCGAAATTGTCGATGCTCGAACCACGACCTATACCCGCAGTAAAATTTTAAACATATCCACCCCGACTGAAATGGAAACCAGCCGAATTTATAAAAAATATAAAGAAGGTGACCAGCGCAAATACCATGTGCCGTGCCCGCATTGTGAAGAAAAACAAGTGCTTGATTTTGAAAAACTGCATTGGGATAAGGATGAGCACGGCGAACACATGCCCGAAACCGTCGTGATGCTGTGTGAAAATTGCGGGAAGGATATCCCCGAACACCATAAAACGTGGATGCTGGATCAAGGTGAATGGATACCGACAGGCCCCGCGAATGATCTGCACCACAGTTATCACCTGCCTAGTTTTTATTCACCGCTTGGGTGGATGTCGTGGGTTGATATCGTCAAAAAATTTATCAGCTCGAAAAAAAGCCGGTCATTGCTGCAAGTGTTTACCAATTTAATCGAGGGTATGCCTTTTGAAGACGAGACCAACAAGGTCGACCGTCATGCCATTCAAGAACGCGCAGAAGATTATCGCCTTGGCGAACTGCAATGGGGTGACCTGGTATTAACTGCAGGCACCGATACCCAGCCCGATCGGTTTGAAACCATTGTGCTGGCACACACCATGACATCCATTCGCGTGGTTGATTATAAAATTATTCACGGTGACCCGGATGACAAAGCAACCCGACAGGAACTGGATGACTATCTGCGTGCGCCCTGGCAGCACCCATCAGGTAAGCAGCTGGTGATTCAAGGGGGTGGCGTCGATTCGGGCGGCCACAATACGCAAACTATTTATGATTTTTGCCGCAAATTAAAACGGCGGCACATTATTGCGGTTAAAGGCCACAGCCAACGGTGGAAACAAATCATTGGAAAGCCGTCGAAAGTCGATGTCAGCATCAAGGGTAAAGCCATTACCAACGGGGCAGAGCTCTGGATGGTCGGCACCGACACCGCAAAACTGCAAATATATAACCGGCTAGGGGTCACCGATCCTGATGCTGATGGGTATATTCATTTTAGTAAAGATCTGCCAACAGAATTTTATGAGCAGCTCACGGTAGAAAAATTATCCACGCACTACGTCAATGGCTATCCGGTTAGAACCTGGAGCAAACCAGCATCAGCCCGCAATGAAGTCATTGATTGTTTTGTCTACGCCCTGGCAGCGTTCTATCACCTTGGGCTCAATCGCTGGAGGCCAGCACAGTGGCGACAGCTTGAAGAAAAGATACAGCCAAAAACACCGGACCTGTTTGCAGTACCAGAAAACATTGATCAGGAAACACCAGCGGAAGAAGAAAAAATGCCGGTTAAAACTAAAAAGCCAAGGGCCAGACGGCGCAAGCCATCAAGGTCAGGATTTGTAATGGGTGGTGGAATGTATGGCTGGTAGTGAAGAGGATTTTGTAACCAGGCTGGGGGAAATAAGTAGGGATTATTGGGATAAGGAAGAGCACTCAACAACTGTCGCTTGCATGGTTGCAACATTTTTAAGTTTACGAGGGGTGCCTGAAAGTGATTACAAAGCATTATCTTCAGCAGTTCGTGTTGTAACGGATGAAGCTATAGAAAAGCAAATAAATTCAGTTGATTATAAAATAAGGTCAGAATTTAAAGGTGAAACTATTTACATCAAAAAACAATGCCTCGGCACGCCTCATGCCGAAGCAATTGCGGCTGAATATACCGGTAAAAACATGGCTGAAATAAGGGAACGGTACGGTGTAAGCCGATCAACAGTTTACCGGTGTGTAAAAAATTAGTAACCGGCCCCTGAAAAAAGTCTCACACTTTAATAAAACGTGGAACAATCAGCAGGCACACTGCCTGCATGAGTTATATTTCAAAACATTTTAAACGATCAGAATTCAGCTGCTTATGCGGTTGTGGTTCTGATACTGTTGATTATGAATTAATAAACATTCTTGAAAAAATACGCGAATATTATAAGCACCCTATCCGAATAAATTCTGCATACAGATGCCTGGACCATAATAAATATATTGGCTCAACAGATACAAGCCAGCACCCAAAAGGAAAGGCGGCAGACATCGTCGTATCTGGTCTATCCACTATCGCTGTTTATCATTTCCTCGATCACGAATACCCGAACAAATACGGAATCGGCGTTTATAACGATTTTATCCATATTGATGTGAGAGAGAAAAAAGCAAGATGGGATAAAAGATCATGAGTTTCGACTGGAAAAGTTTAGTCAAAACCGTTGCCCCGGTGCTGGGTACTGCACTGGGTGGTCCGTTTGGTGGTATGGCCACAAAAGCCATATCAAACGCATTGCTGGGCGAAGATGAAACCACAACCGGGCATGAACTGGAAAACAAAATATCTGAAGTATTGCAACGCGACCCAGAATCATTATTGAAGCTTAAAAAGGCTGATCAAGATTTTGACACCCGGATGAAAGAACTGGATGTTGATATTTTAAAGATTGCTGCTGATGACCGTAACAGTGCTAGAGATCTGCAAAAAGTAACTAAATCATGGATTGTTCCATTACTAGCTACTGTCACGGTGGCCTGTTTTTTTGCGGTTGTATTCTGGGTATTGAGTGGAAAAGTCACGCTAGAAAGCACCTTGCTTGGGTTTGTACTTGGGCAAGTGTCCAGTAAAGCAGAGCAGGTCTACAATTTTTTCTTTGGTTCAAGTGCAGGCAGTAAAGAAAAAACCACAAAATTGAGGGCACGATGAATAATGGAAAAGATCGTTACAGCCAGCCCGCTATTCTCATCGGAGAATATAGCGATAGTTGCTTTATCAGTCATGGTGGCATTACTTGCTGGCCTGTTGGTGCTAGAGCGCCGAGATCGCAAGGAAATTACCCAGGGCTTAATCAAAATGACGCAAGTTATCAGCGATATGGAAACCGCCGTCAAATTATTGGGGGCCAAAATATGACCAGCATTCGAGCGGTAATAACCTGGATCATAAAGAAATTAAAACCACCTAAACCAGCGCATCGACAAGCGATGCAGCAATTTAATGACCGTGCAGACAGCCTGCACCAAACAGTTCGAAAACTAACGGCTGAACTACATGCAAAACAGCCAAAGCACACTCATAAATACTAAGCACACTCATAAATACTAGAGGAATAAACAATGGCTAAATATGTAAACGACAGCGTAATGGATGCAGGGCTTGCCAATGTATCCAGCAACGCAAACCAGATTCATGTATGCGCAACCGAGCCGACAACGCGCACTGAAGCCGTGACCACTAACCAGTTGGCAAGCGGCACTATTGCATCAGGTGATTTCACGCTGGCAAATGGCGACACATCAGGCAGAAAGCACACAGTAGGCGCACAAACCGCATTAACCATCGATAACAGTGGCAGCGGTGATCATATCGCTATCACCAGTGCAACGGCTTTACTGGTTGTCACAACCTGCGCAGCTCAAGCATTAACAGCAGGCGGCACGGTGGATATATCCGCCTTTGATCACGAAATTGCAGACGCGGCATAAAGGTAAAATTATGAAAATTGAAATCACAGAAGAAACCATCAAACTTAATGTTGATGGAAAGCTGGTTAACTTTGTAAAAGGTGATGTTGCCACGGTATCTGATGAAGTTGGCAATATCTGCTTGGGGCATGGCTGGGCTAAGGATGTTGATGGGGTTGTGGAAACAGGAGAGCGTAAACCAGGGGCGAATGGGCCGTTAGTGCCTGATAAGGTCAACCAGAAAGCGCAGAAAGTTGGGTAATTTTCAAAACACACTTATAGCGATCAGGTAAATGAATCATTTATACGATATAGCGACAGGTAGGCTAATTAGCTCTGGCAGTGCTTTGATTACACCTCCAGCTGGGATGGCTGTGGTTACATTCCCTGATGCTGATAGTAAAAACGGAATTTGGAATGCGCAAACTTTGTCATTTGACCTTAGGCCTGTTAGCTCGGTTATAAGTGCTGGTGATTTTGAGGATTTACTTACTGATACTGAGTATGCTGGCATTCTTACCTTAAGCAAAACTGATGTAGGTGCCGAGGTTTTTGTCCGACGTTTAACAAATAAAGTGACAGTTGATTTGTCTAGCCCAAGGATGTCAGCAGCATTGAATTATTTACAGGTGGCTGGTGTTTTAACTACTAGCAGAGTGGCGGAAATATTAAGTGCCTGATTTCTCACTAATCGGCGGTTCTCCAAGTGCTTTAGAATCAGGCTATGATTTTACATCCACTACGGGTACAGCATTAACCACAGGTGGCACTGATACAAAAGGCAGTTATGTAGAGCTGTTATCAGCGGCTAATAATACGTATGCTTCAGACAAGTTAATGATCTCAATCAGTAGGCTAGGTGGGGCAGGGACTGATGCATTAACACTAACCGATATCGCTATTGGTGGTGCAGGCAGTGAGGTTGTTATATGTCCCAACTTGCTTGGTAGAATAAATTCTGATGGTTATGGACTTGTTCATTTTGTTTATGACTTTCCTGTTCATATTCCTGCTGGTGTAAGAATATCAGCCAGAGTGCAAACAAGTGGCTCAAGTGGCACAAGTGATGTTCATATAATCCGAGTCAGGCAGGCGCTAAGCCAGCAGTCACCACTTTCTAAAATACTGGCAATAGGTGATGATACGGCAACAACAAGCGGTGTAACCGTAGCAAGAACAACGGCCAATACTTTTGGAAGCTGGGTTGAAATCACGGCTTCTTTATCTGAAAGCATTAAAGGTTTTATCGTTTCCGGAATAAAAGACTTTTATTCATGGCAGATTGCTAAAATTACTTACCAGGTCGGTGTCGGATCGGCAGGCAATGAGGAAGTTATTTACTCGGGTGGTCATATCGCGACAGATACACAAGAAAAAGGCCAGGGTGCAATTTCTTCTTTTATTCCAATAGGTATTGCAGCCGGAGAGCGTATTTCAATCAGGGCGCAATCAAATATAGCTGATGCGGATTGTGATCTTGATTATATTATTTATGGGGTCAGATAATGCCTAGTTCAAACTCAAGCGGCACTCAAGCTGCAACGGTAACATCAGAGCATACGTTAGCAACTATCACAACGGTCGGAACGTTTGTTCTTTATGTAGACATGAACGCGTTAGCTTTAGGTGATGAATTAATACTTAGGGCAAAAGTAAAGGTAACATCAGGCGGCACAACAAGGCTTGCTTATGCTGGAACCTATAAAAATGTTCAGGAAAATCTAGTTGCTATTTCTATCCCAATCGCTTCAGTAAATGAGGTTGTATTCACATTACACCAGGCAGCGGGAACTAGTCGTTCTTTCCCATGGGAAATTGTAGAGTTATAAAATGTCTTTAAGGCATACAGCTCTATATATACCTGCAACAACTAGTGGATCGGCATCGGTTGCCCCTGTTGATTTATCGCAATCACAATCTATCGATAGCGTAACGCTAACCCAGCACCATGTTTTACAGCCAAATAGCATAGATCAATCACAAGGGTTAGACGGAGGCACAATATCCAGCGCGGTTTCACTCGTGCCAAATGATGTTGATCAGTCACAAACACTCGACGCAACAAATTTGATTCAGCATCATGCTGTCACGGTCAATGAGTTACTGCAAAGTGTCGCTCTCGATGCTGGTGTATTAACGCAACATCATTCGATTGTTGCTAACAGCTTAGATCAATCGGTAACGCTCGATGGATCGGTATTAACACAGCACAACCAGTTAACACCCAATGCAGTAGACCATGCTCAAATATTGGATGTTTCGGCTATTGTCACAGCGGGTACTTTGGCCCCAAATAAACTAACCCAGGCACAGCCTATTGATGCCAGTGCATTAACTCAACATCACAGCCTGGTTGTTAATGAACTGCTTCAATCCATGCAGTTAGATGCAAGCGCCATTGTTCAGCATTATGCTATAGCGCCCAATAGTCTGGATCAGTCACAGGTACTCGATGCAACCAGCATCACCAGTATCAACGGTTTAGTACCTAGCGAAATAGATCAGAGCCTAACTGTTGATGTTGCTGTAATTACTCAACATAACGTGATTTCACCCGATAATATCAATCAATCTCAGCCACTCGATGCAGGCGCGATTGATAACGGCCTAACGCCCGACATCGTGCAAATAATCGGCACAGAAGTCACTATAGTGCGTACCCTGGCCAGTGATCAAATCATCGCGCGAATACTACGCCAAACCGGAAAATTATCATGACAGACACCATAAGCATTGACGACGACGGCACCGATCTGCAAGTCACCATCACCGAAAGCGGGGTGGCTGTCGATATTAGTGCAGCCACAGCCTATGCCGTTATCCTTAAAGATCCTGATGGCATCGAAACCGAAAAAACAGCGGCAGTGCTCAATGATGGCACCGATGGCATTATTCACTACGTGTTAACCGTGGCTGATAAAAACGGGAAAGTAGGTGAGTGGAGCTATAAAGGCAAGGTCACATTCTCGCCCACGCAAATATTCCACAGTATCGACCCGGAAGTTTTTGAAGTTGTTTAAAACACTGGAAAATACACCCTGTGTTTCTGGTAAATATTACATCCCTGAAAAAAGTCTCACACTTTAATAAAACGTGGAACAATCAGCAGGCACACTGCCTGCATGATCAATGTTTTCGACACATCCAACGCACCCACCACCGAACCGGTAGAAATAACCGCAGGCGATTACACCGTCTGGAAGCGCACCGATCTCGCCACCGTTTACCCCGTGGCAGAATACAACTTAAGCTACGAGTGCAGAAGTGAAGGCGTGCCAGCCCGGTTGATCTCTATTGCCGCCGTGGCTGATGGTGATGATTACCTGGTCACACTCGCCAGTTCGGTCACTCTTCAATACCTGGTTGCCAATTATCACTGGACGGCCTTTATCACCCGTAAAAGTGATGCCGAAAGAAGTTCAGTCGATACCGGTCGGTTTACGGTCAGTGCCGACAAAGCCACTAATTCAACAAATGATCCAGCCACCTTTGCACAAAAAATGCTCAACAGAATTGAAGAAGCATTGCTGCACCGGGCAGACAATCAACAGCTTGATGTGCTTGCCTATAGTCTAGGGGTAGATTCCAGCGCCACGCGTGATCCTGAAAAATTACTGGTTCATCGGGCTTATTGGCAGCGTGAATTAGTCAAAGCAAACCGAAAAGCCCGTGCCCGGAAAGGCTTAAACCACTCTGCCCAAATAGGGGTTAGATTTTAATGAAACTATTTGGCCTTCAAATTGGTAAGCGCGCGGTTGAGTTTCCTGTGAAACAAAAAAGAGGTCGTCACCCTAAATCAATGGCGCGTGATTTTGCGGCAGCCAATATCGATCGATTAACCGCTAGTTTCACCGGGTCCAGCCTTTCTGCTAATGAAGCTATACGCCGTGATTTGCGGGTTATTCGTGGACGGTCACGCACACTCTGCATGGATAACGACTACGCCCGTAAATTCCTGCAAATGGTCAAAGCCAATGTGATTGGCACCAACGGCATACAACTGCAATGTAAGTTTACGAATGAGCGTGGGCAGGCAGATAACGCCGACAGTGATTATGTCGAAACCGAGTTTAAACAATGGGCTAAACCTCGCAACTGTTCGGCTAATGGTCGCCAGTCATGGGCAGACATTCAACGGCAGGTAATAGAAACCGTTGCTCGTGATGGTGAATGCCTGGTTCAGATGATCAAAATACCGTATGGCCGATATGGGCTGCATTTACGGGTTTTAGAATGTGACCATCTTGATATTGAGTTAAACCGTGAACTGGATGGTGGTCATAAAATTAAAATGGGTATCGAGTCAAATCAGTTTGACCGCCCAATAGCTTATTACCTAAAAACAAAACACCCTGGTGAAATCACTCTGGCAGGTCGTGAAAATGAGCGTGTGCCAGCTTCTGAAATATTACATATATTCATATCAGATCGCCCCGGTCAAATACGCGGCGTTCCCTGGATGCACACAGCCATCAGGCGTTTGAACATGCTTGGGGGTTATGAAATGTCTGAACTGATTGCCGCCCGTGTTGGTGCCAGCAAAATGGGCTTTTATACAAGCCCGGATGGTGATGGCTATATTCCACCTAGTAAAGCGGCCAAAAAATCCCACAATTCCGTTGATAGTAAGGATCAAGATGATTATAGCTTGATAGTGGACGCCGAGCCCGGAACGTTTGAACAGTTACCCAGCGGTATGGGTTTCACATCGTTTGACCCGCAACACCCGACCTCGGCATTTGCAGATTTTACAAAAGCTGTTCTGCGTGGTGCTGCTAGTGGTTTAAATGTGGCCTACAACACACTGGCCAATGATCTCGAAGGGGTTAATTTTTCCAGTATCCGTTCAGGTGTGCTCGAAGAGCGTGAGCAATGGCGAGGACTGCAATCATGGTTAATTGAGCAGCTGCACGAGCCTGTTTATCAAATATGGATTGATGAATTTTTAATGCGTGGATCAAACCCGTTACCCCACAGCAAAATTGACAGTAAATATAATCGAATTGCTTTTCAACCTCGTGGCTGGGATTGGGTTGATCCATTAAAAGACACCAAAGCCAATGCCGAAGGTGTAGCCCTGGGCACCATGACACGCGCCGATATCGCTGCGGCAAAAGGCAAAGATTTACGCGAAATATTCGAGCAACTTCAAAAAGAAAATGAACTGGCCGCAGAGTATGGCCTGACCTTAACCAATACACCAACAACGCCCGAGGGTTTAGACAATGCCGAAACGTAAAAACGAAGCAAAAATGTTGCATCGGTCATTTGACCTGAAGCGAGAATTTATCAATGAAGAAAAGCGCACAGTAGAGCTGGCTTTTTCTTCAGAAACAGACAAGGTCGAGCGGTGGTTCGGCATCGAAATATTAGATCACGGGGCAGGGTCAATCAGGCTTGGTCGCCTGCAGAACAACGCCCCGTTATTAATGGACCATGACATGCGTGACCAGATCGGTGTTGTGGAATCCATCTCTATTGACTCTGACCGCGTGGCGCGGGCGGTGGTTCGCTTTGGAAAAAGCAAACGTGCAAAAGAGATATTTATGGATGTGGTCGATGGTATTCGTGGAAAAGTGTCAGTGGGTTACATGATCCACAGTCGCGAAGAAACGGACGAAGGCACCGAGCATAAACCCGTTTACCGGGTAAAAGATTGGGAGCCCTACGAAATCAGCATGGTATCTGTGCCCGCCGATGATTCAGTCGGGGCAGGTCGTCAAGCTGCAAACTTAATTGAAGTCAACGAGGAAAACTCAATGCCTAAAGAAACAGAACAGTCAACGGTTACTGAAACAACCGAACGCGCCCAACCTGTAATTGATGTAAAGGTTGAGATTGAGCAAATCCGCAAAGCAGAATTATTGCGAATTAATGAAATTCAATCCATCGGCAGCACGCGTGGTTTAGATTCACTGGCCAAAACATTCATCGATAATGGTAAGTCATTAGATGAATTTCGAGCCGCTGTTTTAGATTCCATGCCAGAACCGTATGCCGCCCCAAGCGCAGACGATGCCGAAATCGGTCTAACCGATAGAGAAGCTCGCGGCTTCTCTTTTGTTCGTGCATTAAACGCCCTGGCTAATCCAAACAATGCCGCATTTCAACGTGCAGCGGGTTTTGAATTTGAAGTCAGTGCAGCCGTTGCAGAACGAATGGGCAACACGCCAAAAGGTTTATATGTGCCTCTTGATGTGATGCGTCGTGATTTAACCGTGGCAGGTTCAGCGGGTAACACCGTATCAACCAACGTGATGGCCGGTTCATTTATCGAGACT